TACTCATGGCTAAGTTTTTAAAACTTCTTAACAACCGCCCCCCCCCCCCCCCCCCCTCCCGGGGGGGAGCCCACTAACCGCGTGGGGCGGGCATAAATGGTTTCGGCCTAAACGGCCGACCCCTGGCGGGGGGCGAGTTTTGCTTCGCAAAACTGCTGTTCTAAGCAATCCCATCGACAATACCATTGGATGAGTTATCGCGAACAGCACTCTTTGCATACAACATAGAAGTCAGAGGAGCCCCACCCTCCACTGCGGTCGGATATAACTGAGGCTTCTTAAACTCAAACTGTAGCTCAAGTTCAGCATGATAGATCTGAGCGGTTCCGCCAAACAATACCTGTTCGGCATACCAAACCAACCCCTCGTGATTTACGTCTTGGTGTGCCGTAGATAACCAAGGACTAATGTTATACTGTGCAGGTTGCGCTCCACCAACGGAATCCACATCCTGTAGAACCGATGGCGCCCATGTAACAGATATGGGTTTCTCGTCGCACTGGCGAGGCCGTGCTCCCATTTCCTTCAGACTCTCAAGAGTAATGAGAGGAGAAATAGCACGTGCTTTATCTACAATATAATAAAAGTTAGGTCTGGCTACATTACCAGGCACAAACGTGTCAAACGGAAACTTATACGTAATCTTTACACTCTTAATGCGATAAAACTGGTAAGCCTTTGCGACCTCCATAGCACGAAGATAACCTGTGAGTTTTATAACGCCAACCAGACCATACATATTATTACACTGAAAATCAGTTCCAGCAGTTGATATAATAGTCTGCTTGCAACTCATAGAAGCCCACTCAGCAACATTACGAGGATTAGCACGAGGGCGCCGAGAACGACGCGCACGAGGCTTGCGAGCACGGCGAGCACGGGGACGAGGCATGTTATACTTCATCAAAACATTTTATTTCGTGAATTCTGCGATCAAGTGCAGAACGATTTGATACGTATTTGTAAAAACTTACCGGGGGATTGTTTGTTGTAATAAATACGCGCGTCCAACGAGCGCCAACAAAACCACCTTTAACGGGAACACGATACTTGTAGCGGTCTAATACCTTAAGTAACTCTGCAAAGGGTATATCCTCATCATAATCATCTAACAACAAGGTCTCTTCACCATTATACCCATCCCACCAGTTGCCGGACGGTTTGGAATAGACCTCGGGATATTTATCCCAGACCCATCGGGTCTTACCGGAGCCGGGAGAACCATGTAACCATGTTACATGAACCTCCCGCTCTATAGGCTGTATAGTCATTTTTTTAAAGTTTTCCAACGCGCGGATTGCCGGGAGTAGTTGGGGCTGATCCATAATAACATCCACTACCTCCCTCTTTTCTCCTATAATTTGATTGACCGCCTGAGCCCAGTCAGTTCGGTCACCCTGCCGGGATATTTCACCAAATTTATATACCTCCTCGTTCTTGATCTGGCAAGTTGGATAATCTGCGAACTCACAATAATCGCTGGCCTGCTTTGCAGTCCCCCTCCTCCGCTCAAAATGACAGCCTCCCATTAACTCTTTGAAATTCTTCCAGTCCTTGCCAGGTGACCTTGGATTTTCAAACTCTATATACCCTTGTAAATGCGGTGTTCCACTATCACCGACTTCCTTAGCAAATATCAAGTAACCTACACCCTTTTCAAGGGTTCGGAGCCGATTACAATCATCCTCCGTATAGTTATTCAAAGTGAAACATACGTTGCGCATTTTGCCCGGAACAGAAGTGACCGGAACAGAAGTCGCCATGAGGTAATACTA